CTGGTTCTTCCTCGGCCTCGGGTGTTGGCTCTACCTCTACTTCTGCGCCGACAGCCACAGTTGGCTCCTCGGTTCGTAGAAAACGCTGAAACTCCTTTGAGTCTATTACCTTGCCGATCTGCGCTACGGCGAGTGCAACATCGGAATCACTTACCAACTCGCTGATCTCTGGGATCTCCAAGTCGCCAACCTCTTCGGGCATAGCGGCAGCAAAAGCCTCTACTGCTGACTTGATTCCCATAAGACCCTTTACAAGATCCATAGGCATAGGCGCGTTCTTCACAGCCTCAAACTCGGTTGGGACTGAAACAGGTGCCTCTACGATCCCAGCAAACTTATTGATTAGTTTTGCTACGGACGCAAGACGAGGAGCGGAATAGGTGCCTGTTGGCGCGACTGCCCCAAGGCTCTCATCCATAAATGCCTGTCCTTCTTCAATAAGGGGAATAGCCTGCTTGGCTGCTCCCATAGCACGACCCTCGGGTGTGCTTTCTAACATGTCTGCCATTTTAGTTCTCCTTCGGCTGAACGCCGTATTTGGTTGGGTTATTACATAAGTCGCCTAATGGGACTTGCTCGCTCCAAAAGGCTTCGGTGGCTTTGATGCGAGCACCGGTGTCTTCACCTTGCTTGTCCAAGCCATAATGTTTTAGTCTCTCTACAAACTGATCACTCTGCTTGTCTGCCTCTTCCTGTGCGCGAATAGTGTTTTCCATTTTCGCCTCAATAAAACCTTTTGGAAGATCTGATTCTCTAACAAGACCTCTTGCTTTTAGGACTTGTTCTTTATGAGCCTCACCAAAAATAGTTTGACCCAACTTTGGATCATAATAGGTTTTATGTGAAAGACCGTCAGCCCAAGAGTTTAGGTTTGACTTGGAAAAGTTTGGAGCAGTAAGTTTTAATCTAAACTCCTCACCTGTGTCTGGGTCAAACATTTTTTCTGGTCGGTCTTTGTAGGAGCAGATCATCTCAAACGAGCGGCCTGTTTCTACACCAACGAACTCATAAAGCGGCATTAGGCTTCCTCCATCTGCGTTGCGATCTGCTCCTGTCCTTCTGCTCTAATAGCAGCAGCGGCTCTACCACCACCGACAGGCAGTCCTGCCTCACCCATTTGGGCTGGGCCTTCGTCTTCATTTAGACCGGGCGCTACGCCTTCGGGTGCTGCGGCTGCCTGCGTCTTCATAAAAGATTCGGGCAAATCAAAAGTGCTAATAATGTAAGAAAGTAGTTCCTCTGGTGGTGCTCCCAGTTCCCCAAGTGTAGGAATAAGTTGCATAATGGTTGCCTTCTTCATCGCTGTTGTGATAGGCGACGAAGCCTGATCAGCAAAAGAATAACGGAACTTACCGGAGAAAGCCTCTGGTGAAATAACACGCGGCTTGTAGTCAATAAGCACAACCTCTCTTGTTTCGTCTGCGTCCTCGCCAGTCATAAGCAGGTGAAAAATAAGAGACTGGTAGATCTCGCCAGACATCTCCATAGCCCTATGGAAGAAGCGAGCAAGCCTTCCTATTTCACTATTCGCATAAGAAGTTAGAGCAGCGATCTCTGTGGCGCTTGCCTGTGTCGCTACGCCTCTGGTGAAAGGAGCCATAACTGAACCACGGTCAAGGTCAGCACGGATTTCAGCCTTGTAGATAGAATAGTCAGGCGAATAGGTGGCTGTGGCGAGCGGCACAATAACATTACGAGCATCGCTGTCTGGCGGCACATCCAACTCAACAACCGACTGGTCTATGTTCTGGGCAAGAATAGCCTTGCCTTCTTCGTCAAGCGCTCCCTTCTGTGCGACATAAATGCGTGCGTCTCTGCGAAGTCCATTAGCCCAAACGGTTCGTAGGTTGTTGATTTCGTAGAGTTGGTCGTAGATCCTAGCCATAGAGGAAAAGCCTTTGAGCGGTGCCTCTGGGGAATAGGAAAGGTAGAGGGGAGCAAGGGGAGGACAAGGCGAACCGTCCTGCTTGCGGAAAGGAATAGGACTTACTGTGTCTATGATCTTGTTTTGACGCTCTGCTGACGGGGAATAGAAGATAAGTTCGTCTTCCATAAGGTCATAGTATTCGTAGATCTCAACATAAGACAACAACTTACTTCCATCAAAACCAGCAACAGTAGCGTCATAGTCGGCGTTTTCGTAGCCGACAGAACCCTTGGCAGACTCAACATAGCGTAAGTATTCCTCCTTTGCGACAGGGTTGAACTTCACACTTGGGAACTTTTCTTTTGCTTCGTTGAAGGGTAGGAAGTAGCGGTGTCCTATGAAACGGGAAGCAGCAAAGTCTTCTGCCTCAAAATCAACGACAACATCCCAAGGATGAACGGCGCGAATAGCAACCGAATCAATAACCTTTTCTCGGTCAAGCACGCCCATCTTAAAAAATGAATAAGGGTAAAGAAGTGCGTAGCGTAGTCCCTGCTCTACGATGTCAATCTTGTCGTAGAGAAAACGGTTGATCACAGCCTCAACGACTTCTGGGTCGCCTCTATTCTGCGCGTCAGCACCTACGGTCAGGGCTGGTGCCTTGGAATAAAGCGAAGCAATAAAGCCCTCTATGTAGGCATAGGCGTCCGCTGTCTCTACGGAAACAAAACTGTTTCTATTAAAAGCGTTGTCTCTTTCACTACCAAACATAGAGCACTTGTAGGCGCTCGTGTAGGCGGACATCCTTTCTCTTTGTCTGTCCCAGTATTCTCTATGCTGGGAGGTTAGGTAATAAAGTTCTTTTTGATTCAGTCCCATTTAGCGTCTCCTTTTTAGAGGGTGGTTTCTCATAAGTGGGTTTATTTGTTTTGCAGATCTTTGCTCTCGCTTGACTTGTTCCATCCACTTGTCGTAGTCTGTGCGAGGTGTAGAAACGCCTTGTAGGTGGTAGAGGGCAAGAGCATAAGAAATAACACGGTCGTCGTGGGAACCCGGTGGGTGCTTTGGAGCAAGACCTTTTGGATCTTTCACAAGGTTTCTCATTTCGGCATAAGTAGGTTGGTCTAAATAAGCAATAAGGTTTTCTTCCAAGTAGGTTCGCAAACAGTCGTAGAGCATCATCTTTGACTTTGCTGTGGTCGTAAATGATTTGTAGTTGCGCCAAGAGTTATTGTTTAGGATCTCTTGGAACTGGCCGCCACCGTGGTTATTCTCAAAAACTATTTGTGCATTAAACCTTTTGGCAAGGTTCATAGTTGCTATTGTGAAGTCGTGGATAGACATTTTATTAGACGACAGCACGGCAACTGGGGCACTTGTAAGTTTAGAAACAACAGTAGCAACCGAATAGTCGCCACCTACACCAGCAGCAAGATCAACTCCGCAAACATAAATGTCGCTGGTTTCTCTTTCGGTTATGACCTGAATAGGACTATTGCCTATTTCTACTATGTCTAAATGTTGGAAATGTTCTTCGGCAAAGTAGTTCTCTTCGCTTAACGAATAAGCCTCTTCAATAGTAAGAGGGAACTCACGGCGGAATAAACGCTCGTCTTTTATTTCACCGATCTTTCTACGACGCCAATAGACTTGCTCGGGTGTGAGCGAAAAGTCTTCCATTAGTTTTAGTTCGCCTGCGTCCCACTCTATTCCGCCCTTTGGTAGTTTCAGCGAGTATTGTGGGAAAGAAGTCCAAGGAAGAAAAATAACTTTCCACCTTTCGTCATAATGATTCGTTCTTGCGATGTTGTGTAGTGCGTCTCCGTAGTGGTTGGCTGTGCTTTCCAAAATGATCTTGCCGTCGTTGGTAGAAGCAATAAGCGAAGCCAAGAACTCTTCTGGGTGGTCGTAGAAAGCAAACTCGCTGGCGTGTGCGTGGTTGAAGGTGAAGCCTCGGTTATGTCCGTCGCCTTGTGCAGACACAGCAAGAATAGTGCTGTCCGTGCTGGGAAAGACCATCCGATCAACACGCTCGCTACAAGTTCTACGAAGAGGCTTTGGTAGGTTATTTAGGAAACGCTTGTCTATTTTTAGAAGTTCTGTTGCGGAACCAAGTTTGTTAGAGCAGAGTGCCGAGTTTATGGAACGGTTGCTCGTGTAGGTTTCCCAAAATAAAGCAGCACGACACGCGGTCGTAATGCCGAGTTGTCGTGCTTTCACAATAGCGATGCGGTCTATTTCTGGGTCGGTGATTGCTTTGATTATTTGGATCTGCTCGTCCGTTAGAACATTACCAAAAGTCTTGTATTTGCCCTTCTTGTCTTTTATGCGAAGACGAGAGATAAACTCCACCGGATCGGAGAGCACTTTGTCTATGGCTGGATTCATTTATTAGTTTTTTTAGAAACCGAAACAAGCCAAGTGTCAAGGGCAGAGGAACCGTTGGCGTCTTCCAACTGTGTTCCTCGGTAAAGAACAAGCAAAGAAATAAGATCTTGCACCTTCGCGCTCTTCCAGTCTTCCTCATCAAACTTCTCTATGAGGGCGGAAATAATGTTTTCAAGCGTCTTGGTTATGTCTCCCTTCTTCATAGAAGAGACGGCGCGTTTTGCTTGTGTTGATTTCATTTGACCCTTCCGTTATTGACCCGACTAAAAGCCTGTTATTCTTGCGAGGCAGACTCGTCGTCAAGTTCAGTCGTAGAACCTTCACTAATAAAAAGGTTTGTCAAGTCTTCCTCTATTCTCTCAAATAGATCGTAGGGTGTAACCCTTTTGTGAAGTCCCATAAATAAACGGTAGGTTTTTAGACGGAGGGTCTCTCTTACAAAGTGGCGCTGCTTGTAGCGCCTTTGTCTTTCTGTTCCTGTGTTGTCTGTCTTTTTAGGCAAGCCAGTCTTCCAACCTTGTTTGTAGTTTGCTCTTTGCTCTTTTGTAAATGTTTTGGATTGTCTGGTGGGAGCAACCCATTTCTTTTGCGAGCACACGAAGCGATTTAGATTCTTCTGCTATTGAATAAAACACAGACCTTTCACGCTCGTTTAGGCACTCGTCTATTTCTTCACAAAGTTCTTCATAGCGTAGTCTGCTGTCTGGTTCTACTTGCGAAAGGTAAGGCTGGGTTTGGATCCAGTCCAAGTTTATTGGAACTGTTTTGATCCAGTCGTCATAAAAAGGTAGGGCATCTACCTCGTGCCATGACTGGCAAGCGTTCAGCCTGTCTGTGTGTGTCGCTCTATTCTGTCGCATAGTCTTTGAACCATAAGTCCTTTTCTTCATAACAAAACCTCCTATGAGTAGTTTAACTACTATGGAATAAATAGTCATAGAAAGTTTGTAAAGACTTCACTTCATAGACTTTTTTCCTTTACACTTCCAACGCTTACGGGAAAGGTTGTTGGGTGTGTTGGGATCGTTTTGTTTCTTCTTTGACAAGCGCTTCTTTATTCCATAAGAACGAGCGCAATAAGAATCGCCCTTTGGTGTTCCCGGCTTTACACGAGGGCCACCGCCTTTTGCTTTGCCAGCCTGTCCGTAGGAAACCTTTTTAGTTCTGCCGGTCTTTGGGTTCTTTACAACCTTGACCTTTGCTTTACCTTTTCTTGGCTTTGCCATAGCCTCCTCCTTTCTTCTTTGACTGGGAAGCCTTGATGGCGCGAAGCCTTTTGGTTGCCTCCTCCTTTGTCTTTGAATAACCTTTGGTGTTGTCTATTTTGTAGCCTTTCTTTGTTTTGCGAATAGGCATTACTTCTTTTTCCGTTTAGGTGCGAAACCACCTTTCTTCTTTTTCATTTTCTCGTAGGTCTTCGGGTCTATGGTAGAACGGGACTTGGATCTGCTTGTCCCTGCTTTCTTCCGCTTGTTTATGTTTCTGTAAAGCGACATCACTTTCCTCCTTTGAGTTTGACGATGGAGTCAATAACGCCTTGGGAGCCGATGTAAATGGCCGAGAGAATAACCCAGTCTCCGCTGGTAAGGAAGCCGGCTGCTGCCAAAGCAGTAGCAGTAATCCAAACGAGCAACTTGCGAGAGACGATTTTAGAAAGTCCTTTGTCAATAGCATTTCTCATTTTTCCTCCTGCTCTAACAACTCGCGGTATTGCTCCGCGCCAAGCAGGTCATCAATAGTAGTTTCCACATCACCGTATTCCAAAGCCGCTGCGCCAGACCTTTCGTCAAGGTCAGCCTCTCGGGCTGCGGCTCTTTCACCCATTAGGGCGTCATAAGCCTTCTGTGCTTCGGCACTTTCTTCCATTTGCGCGTCAATAGTTTCAGGCCCAACAAGAGCCTCCATAAGCGCGGTAAATAAAGATCTTGGAATAGAAACCATTTCTTCTTTGTTTTCGTCAGCCATTAGTTATTTCCTTTTTAGAACGGGTTGCTTGGTGGGAAAACCAAACGATAATAAATGGTTACATCAACATCACCAGCAAAGGACAAAGCGAGGTTTGCGTCTGCTGCAATAGTAGTTGTTTGCGAACCAGACACGGCACCATTTATGCGAGCAGGCGTGGTGGGATCATCAAAAACATAAATGTCTGGGAAGCCAGCAACAGCAGAGGTGTCGGAGGCGTCATCTGCTAATAGCATGTGTGTTTGGTAGGCGTAGCCGGCAGAGTGCGTAAAGCCTGTCTGTGAAGTGAAAGTGTAGGTGCCGTAGGCCAAACGACTTTGGGTGTTGTATTTGAAACCAGAGAAGATCCCCTGTGTGGTGCCGTCCCAAGTTCCGGCATAAAACAGTTCGTTTTGAGCGTTGGGGATGTTTGTCCCAAACTGAAAATAAAACTGAACACCAACAACATCACCGTCGCCAGCGCTCACCACCGCTCCCGTTGCTGGGTTTTTAAGAGCAAAACGATAAACACAACCGTCATCTGGGTTGTCCAAGTTCGTGCCTACTCTCGCACTACCTCTAAACTGAAACTCTGCGCCGGACATAGTTTTGCTTGTTTCCAAAGCATAAGGATCGGAAGTAGAAAGGATGTCGCTTGTTGTTAGAAGAGACCAAGCGGAGGTGTCAGCCGAGCCGTCCGTGGCTGGGCCAGATGCCACAGCATCACTTATGACTCTGCCGCAACTGATCTTTGTTGCCGGCATTAGTCCTGCTCCTGTGAATAGAATAGTTCAAACGAATCAACAGTTAGAGTTCCGTTGTCCGTTTTCCAAAAAACATAAAAGGTTACTTCGCTTCCGCTTGTGTCAATAAACGGAAGATCAAAAGCATAAGAAGCAAGACCCTTTGTGGTTGTAGTCTTGGCGAGAGCAAGCGTGTCCTCTGTGTCTGGGTAAAGAAGAACATCGCCGGCTGCGTCGGTGCTAATAGCCATAGTCAGTTTTGTTGCGAGGTTAATAGAGGACACACGAGCGACCGCATAAAGCGGGACGATCTTTGTGGTCGCCTTTGAACCATAAAGAGGGATCGCAACTGAACCCTTCTTGGCTGTTTGGAAAGAACTCTGCACGCTCGTTGATGCCGAAACATCAAACGAAACGCTTCTCAAAAGTTTCTGGGATGTGGTCTGTGCCATTATGAAAGTCTCCTAATAAATAAAAGTTTTGTCTATTCGCTAATAAGGCTGTTTTCTATTCTGTAAAGCATCTGTTTCATAGAGGCTACATTTTCCTCAATCCTTATTAGACGGTAGTTCATTTCGCTTACCTCGTCCTGCGTCTCCGCAAGTTCAACCTCTACATGATGCTCTGCTTTTTCCAAGTCTGCTAAACGGTAGGTAGTAGAAAAGTAGAAACCTGTGGAAGCCATAAGCATCCCAAAAAGGATAGAAATGTCTTTCAGGTTTATTGCGCCAAAAGTAAGTTGCATTATTCAAGTTCCTCTTTTATTGCTCGCTCTATGCGAGGCTGAATAGTAAGTTCGGTTGGTGCTTCCTCAACCTTGTAGATGCCTATGCCTTCCGCAAAAGCGGAGAAGGCTGGGGGAATGCCGACTGCTTCGGCAGGCAAGACAGACTGTTCTTTTTCACCCGGCTCAAAGCGTCCAACTTCTTCAATAAAAGAAGGTGTAAAAATGCTGCCGACTTCTCGTGCGTTTCTATCCAAGCCAATAAGTAGCATAAGGTTTCTGGCTTGGTAGAAGTTCTTTCTTGCTTGGTCGTTGTCTGGGTTGATTCGCCACTCGCTTCCGTGAAAGGTGCTCTTGCCTTCTCGTGGTGGGAAGACAGGTTGTAGGTCAAACAACCAAACAGCCGTCTCCCAAGCGCCAGTTGCCTCGGCAAACTGCAAGTAGGCTGGGTTGATGTAGGTGCCTTCTTTTCTAAACTCGCCAAAAGAAAGTTCTTTGTCTGTTGCAAGTTCAGCAAGGATGCGAAACTGCGGTGGCGCTTTCTCAATAAAGTCTCTTCCCATTTGACCTATGACTTCACCGGTCTTTGTTAGATCCATAGAAAGAAGCGTCTTACCAAGCGCGCCAAAGTTGGCAACGCTATTAACAACGGTGTCCAGCCCACCCAGCATAGGTAGATCACCAAAATAATAGTTCCACTTCTGCTGGCTCTCTGGGTCGGTCAAGGTTCCAACAAAGATTCTTTTGTCTTGGTATTGCGACATAAAGGGTTGTTGTAGTTCGTTGTCTTGCGCGTCTGGGTCATAGCCACCCTTGCCTAACTTGTAGTTGTTCGCAAGGCGTCGTGGGTTATTGATGGCGGAAACAACTGTTTGGCGAATAGACTGACGCCAGAAAGAATAGATCCAAAAACCTTTTGTAATAAAGTCTTTCTCTAACTGTGTAAGTTTGCCGTAGTCATAAAGCGAGGTGCGAGCAAGATCAACTGCCTCTGCTTCTGTTTGCCCTCTGCGTAAAGCACGAAGAAGAACACCGGTTCTGTAATAAAGATCGTTGGCGCTTGAAAACTCGTTGTAGATGTTTGGCTTATCGGAACTTACAAAGTTGCTAATGAACTCTCTAACCTTATTTCTAAAACCCGGAGTTGTGTTTTGGAAGTTCTTTCCAGTCCAACTAACAAGAGTTTCTACTGCCTGACGCTGAACCTCAATAGACACCTGCGTTTGGTTGATTCCGTTTTTGGTAATAAGTTCTACCAAGTCGTCAATAGTGTAGGACACGCCGTCTGCTCTACCCGCAACAATAACTTCGTTGCCGCGTCTATTGTAGCCGTAGAGGGCTTTGACTACATCAACCGCATCTGTCCTTACCCCGACCGAAGAAGCGAGCACACGGGGCAAAGCAAGCGCGACATCAGCAACTCCGTTTATTGCCTCTACAACGCCTATGGTGTCGTGCATTAGTGCTGGCGCGGAAAGGTTATTGACTGTGTGGTAGATCGGGTTGGGAACAATAAAGCCACCAAGAAGACCCTGCTTTGCGTGTCTGGGTATGCTCGCAATAACATGGCGACCTTGGCCTAATAAACCGGCAAGTCTATTCACAACGCGCTGAACTGCTGGGCTGTCTGGGAGTTGTGGGACAACCTTTTCCAGTTCGTCAATAAGTTTCATTAGACCTTCAACACCGTCCTCAACATTTTCCAAGCCCTTAACGATCTTGTTAGCAAACTCTTCGTTGTTGCTGCTGTTTAGCCAAGCCTTATTAATAAAGTCAAACTTTACATTTAGGGAACGATCGTTGAGCAGCCCAGCAACATCTTCTCTTATGGAAGCCTTTGAGTCAAAGACATAAAGCGGTAGATCTTCTAACGCTTGGTAGAAAGAAAC